TCTTCCAGCGTCTCGCGACGTTGGCGCAGCAGAGGGTTCCCAAATTGTCGAAAGAGCGGTCGGCTCGGTGGCCTGGCGCTGCGTTGTTCTGCGGCGTTGAGGTGAGTATGAGACTGCTCATATTTACTGTCAATGAGTATTCCCATATTTTTTTATGAGGTGACTCATCGGAGGTTTCTCAGGACAAAAAAAAGCCCGCGCTAAGCGGGCTCGTTGGGTTGATGGAGGGGCTTAGGAACCGATTCCGCCGCCACGCCAGATAACGCGGCCGATGATCGGTAGATCATGAACTGACGTTTCGCTTGCGATTTCGTCTGGGTATGCGGTTTTGTCAGGGTTGTCGCTTCGAATGAGCCAAGCACCAGTTAGCTGTTGATTCAGGCGCTTGATGCTGACGCCGCCGTCTGGTCGCCTGATGACGTACACCTGCTTATCCTGGGGCTCTATCTTGGCCACGTCGAAGAGAACCACATCGCCTTCGAATATGTAGGGCTCCATGCTGTCGCCCTCTGCGTAGATCACGAAGAGGTTCTCTGGTTTGGAGTTGACCCGCTTCAGCCAATCTCGCTTGAACACCAAACCTTCAGTGGTCTCTACGTGATCATTGAAATATCCATCGCCGCACTCGCCGCGAGCAGTGTATTGGGGAATCAGGGCGTAGTCCTTTTCGCTCGGGGCTCCTGGTGGAACCTCTTCATTGTTGTTCATGTTTCCACGCCCGGCGGCTAGCCATAGTGCGCTTACGCCACAAGCGGCAGCCAACTGAGCAATATATGCCGACCCCTGCGACTTCCCCTGCTCAAGGTTGGAAATTGAGGTTTGGTCCAGGCCGACTCGTTGAGCTAATTGAGCCTGGGTGAGTTTGGCGTGCTTGCGCGCGGCCTTGATGCGGTCTTTGAGTTCCATCCGAAAAGTATCAGGGGCGTTCCCATATCCTTGCAAATGAGTATTCTCCTGGGATACCTTATGAGTATTCCCATAAGGAGGGATGCTATGACCACCATCTACAAAGAGCTCGTCGCCCATTTTGGGACTCAAGACGAGACCGCCGCGAAGCTCGGCGTTGACCAAAGCACTGTGTCTGGATGGGTCCGGGGAAAGCACGGGATGTCTCCTGTTGTTGCGAAGCGGGCTCAGGTTCTGACCGACGGGAAATTCAAGAAAGAGGACCTGTGTCCGGCTTTCCCGTGGGAAGTGCTGTCGGCGGTTGCCTGACATGACAGCCAGTCAATTAAACCCCGAGCAGGAAGCAAGGGCCCGCACGTTCTTAGGCGTCTCCTTGCAGGGGGATGATCCGACTGCAATAGCCCGCACGTTCCAGACTTGGAGCGCGATGCTCGAGCGCTGCTACATCCCTGGATCCATGAGTGGAAAGCACTACCTTGGGCGCGGAATAGGCGTCTGTGAGCGCTGGTTCGTCTTCTCCAACTTCGTGAGAGACATGGGGCTTCGCCCGAAGGGGACGACTCTCGACCGAGTCGACAATGATGGCGATTACCTCCCAGAAAACTGCCGCTGGGCAACCCGCCAGCAGCAGGCGAGAAACACCCGTAGAAACAAAATGGTTGGTGATGTACTTCAAGTCGACGCCGCCATTGCATCAGGTGTTCTGGCGTCGACCATCTCCCGTCGCATGGCTTCTGGCTACTCAGCAGAAGAAGCCATTGATAACTCAAAGATCACCAAAGTGAAGCTCACTGCAGAGATGGCGAGAGCGATCAAGGATCGCCTGAAAACCGGTGATACCCAGTCCAAGATTGCTGCCTGCTTCGGTGTCTCTCGCCAGATGATCTCCGGAATAGCCTCCGGTCGATATTGGAGGTCTGCATGAACAGCATGGAAACCCGCGCTAGAAAAAATTACAGCCTCATCGTGCAACGACTTGCATCGGTTGGAAATGCGCCGGTTGCGCATGCAGTCGGTTGCGATGAGTCGACGATCAGCCGAATGAAGCCAGAGAAGTTCCTTGAGTTCGCCCGGATCTTGGCCGTTCTGGACCTGAAGGTCGTCGGCAACGAGATGAAGTGCTTCAACGAGAAGGAGATCGCCGCGATCTTGCACCTGGCGAAGTCGAAGCTTTCCGAGGTCGAGAGCGTCGAGCAGTTGGAGTGGGACTGATGCGAAAGCGCCTCACGAATACCGACTACGCCGCAATGGCTAACGCTGCTGAAGAGCTGGCGGGAATGGGTTCGAGTGAGTGGAGGCGCAGATACAACAAAGCCCTGAGCGACTACTACAGGGCTTTGTCGGTGCGCAAGCCAGTTGCAGCTGGCTTGCGCGTATAGCAATACGTGGAGACCTGAGTATGAGTTACAGAGAGAGCATTCGCAAGTCCGTGCGCTTTGAGGTGTTCAAGCGCGACAACTTCACTTGCCAGTACTGCGGCGCCAAGGCGCCTGACGTGGTCCTGCATGTCGATCACATCAACCCGGTGAGCAAGGGCGGCGACAACGAGATCATCAATCTGGTGACCGCCTGCCTGCCCTGCAATCTCGGCAAGTCGGATCGCCTGCTGTCGGACACCTCAATGCTGGATCGTCAGCGGGCCCAGTTGGAAGACCTGAACGAGCGCCGCGAGCAGCTGGAAATGATGCTGGCCTGGCGCGATGAGCTCCAGTCTTTCGGTGAAGAGACCGTACAGCTGATTGCCGATCGCATCACCGCGCGCATGGTCGGCCACTCGGTCAACGAGCACGGCAAGACGGTAATCCGCAAATGGATCAAGAAGTTCTCCGTCGAGGAGATCCTGGACGCCCTGGACATCGCCGCCGACAAGCTCAGCACTGCGCCCGATCAGGAGGAAGTGCTGGAGTGCTTCGATGCCATTCCTCGCATTTGCGTCACCCGGCGCCTTCCCGAAGCAAAGCAGAAAATGCTCTACGCCAGAGGAATCCTGCGCCGCCGGATTTATGTCAACGAAGCTCACGTCATGCCGCTGATGGCCAAGGCCATCGAGGCGGGTCTCGAGGTGGAAGAGCTGATCGAATTTGCGAAACAAGTGAAGAACTGGACCGAATTCCGGGCAGAGATGGAGGAAATCGCAAATGGCTAGGGCCCGCAACATCAAACCCGGAATCATGGCAAACGAAGACCTAGCAGAGCTAGATCCTCTCGCTCGCCTGCTGTTCATCTACCTCTGGATGTTGGCCGATCGGGAAGGGCGCCTTGAGGATCGCCCGAAACGGATCAAGGCCGAGGCACTTCCCTACGACAACGTAGACGCTGACTTGATGCTGGATGATCTGGCCAAGGCAGGGTTCATCCATCGCTATGAGGCTGCCGGGGTCAAGCTGATTCAGGTTCTTAACTTTGCCAAGCATCAGACACCTCATGTCCGTGAGCAGGCCAGTTCTCTCCCGGGCGTTGACGCAGAACACCCAAAGAGAGAACAAGGCACAACCAAGGAAGTGCCTGGTCACAACCAAGGCTGTGCTGAGCAATCGCCAAGATCGCCTGATTCTCTGATTCCGGATTCTCTGATTCCAGAGGAAGAGCATGTCGACGCTGACGCCTCGACCCATTCCGCTCCGCAGCAAGCAGCAGAGCAAGAGCCTGGCTCCGGCCAGACCGCACAGCTGTTCCAGATTGATCGCATCCCTTACGAGAAGATCCGCGACCTGTACAACCAGATCCTCGGTGGAAAGCTCAAGCGCTGCATGGGAGTGACGGAGGCTCACCGGAAGCACATCCGCGCCGCGTACAACCTCAAGCTCGATGGAGGGTTCCCGGTCCGTGACGGTGGACTGTCGTTTTGGGAAGGGCTGTTCAACGACGTTCTGGATTGCCCCTTCATGCTGGGCAACAACAACCGGGGGTGGCGCGCAGACTTCGAGTTCCTGACAACCGCCAGCAAGATCCAGCGCTTCATGGAGGGCAAGTACGATGCCGCATGAGCGTCCTCTGGTAGCGATGGAAGCTGAGCAGGGTGTGCTTGGCGCGCTGATGAAGAAACCGGAACTGTGCGAGGTTGTTGGGGCTTTCCTTTCCCCGACCGACTTCAGCCATGCCGACAACTCGGTGATCTACAGCCTGATCCTTGCCTGTCATTCGAAGGCCATCGTGCCTGACCCGCTTTCTCTGGCGGAGGCTAGGTCGGAGCTTCCAAGTGGCGCCTTTACGCTTGCATACGCCAACGATCTATGGCGCGAGGTTGCAAGCACAGCTAGCGCCGAAAACTTCGCCAGGATTGTCGTCGAGCGTGCAAAGGCTCGGGAGCTGTACGAAGCGGGCGAACGGATCATGAACATCGCCCTTCAGAGAGGGAAAATCCCGGACCAGGTGGCTGAAGCGCAGAGCATCGTTCTCGATCTCAACGCCCAGGACGAGACTCCTGATGTGGTGACACTGCGCGAGGCAATGCTCCCAGTCTTCGACGAAATGGAAGTTCGCTGGAAGGGAACTCAGTCGGTCGGACTGAAGTTCAACCTGCCAGACCTCGATGCCGTTATCCAGGGATTGCGTCCCGGCAACCTGGCAATCATCGCTGGTCGGCCTGGCACGGGTAAGACGGTTCTCGGGGTGGGGATTGCTGACGAAATTGCCGTTCGCAACCGGGGCGCCGCGTTGATCTTCTCGCTGGAGATGTCTCAAGCCGAACTTGCAAAGCGCTCGCTCGCATCGCTTTCTGGTGTTTCGCAAGCGGCGATCGACTCAGGCAAAGCGCTGGAGTGCCAGGACTCTATTGCGCGCATGACTGCCGCAGTGGACCAAGTCTCCAGGGGTGATGTGCGAATTTGCGACAAGGGAGGACTGACTTTCAGTCGGATCTGCTCCATCGCCCGATTCCAGCATCGAGCAAAGCCGCTGAGCCTGATCGTCATCGACTATCTCGGGCTTATCACCTCAGATCCGAGTCACCGTCATCAGAACCGAAACCAAGAACTTGGCGCCATAAGCCGAGGGCTCAAGGCTCTCGCCAAAGAGCTTGGCATTCCAATTGTCGCGCTTGCTCAGCTCAATCGGAGCATCGAAACCCGGGCCGACGCCAAGCCAAAAATGAGCGACCTGCGCGATTCCGGCGAGATCGAACAAGACGCCGACGTGATCATCATGGCTCACCGGGATATGAGCACTGAGCGTGGACAGAACGGTATCACCGAGCTTGATGTCGTGAAGTGTCGACACGCAAAGCCGGGCTTCTGCCTGTTGCAGTTCCAGGGTGAGTTCGCGCGCTTCGTCAGTTGCGCCCAGGACCGGGAAGAGCAGCAGGAGCAGACGGTTCGTCCGCAGCGTCCTTCCGCGCGATCAATGGTAGCTGACTTCAAGCCGCGAGGTGCCCAATGAAACGCTCCTTGACCGTAGTCGTAGGCGCCAAGCGCTTCACGATGATTCTGATGGAGGACTGCGACCCGTTAGAGGTCGTGAAGAGCATTTGGCCTGAAGGGAGGATCGAGCAGTGACGCCCGCAAAACAGGAGTCCCTCATGCAGGGCCAGACCGGAATCGCGAAGAAGGTCTACGAGTGCGTACCGATCTCTGAGCCCTGGCGTTCGTTCCAGGTGCTCACCGCACTTCGCAACATGACCGGAAGCACGCCGGACGTTCGGATTGTCCAGGGCTGTCTGCGCGATCTGGTCGATTCCGGACTGATCCGCCGCACTGGTACTGACCACTACCAACGAATCCAAGTCGAGAAAAAGACCAAGCCTCAGGAGCCGAAGATGGGCGAGCCCGCGAAGAAGATCGAAAACCAGTCCGAGCCGAAGCGCTCTTCCTCCCCGCTGGAGATGTTGGGCGAACTGGCAAACGAGCTCGCCGGCATGGCCGAGCACATGAAGCGCCTGTCTGATCGCCTCGAGGACGTCGCGTTGGCAGTCGAGCAGGAACGCGAATCGAACGCTAAGTCGATGGAAAGCTATCGCCAGCTCAAGGCGCTACTGAAGAGCCTGCAAGGGGAGGGCGAGTGACATGGATATCGTAGACATCGCCAATGACTACGCCGAGCGCAAACTCGCTGAACGACTGTACTCCCGAGTCAAGTACGTCGGCGAGAGCCTGTCCGAATGTGAAGACTGCGGCGAGGAGATCCCGGTAGCGCGGCGTTCGATCATCCCTGGCGTTCGTAAATGCCGGGACTGCGCGGAACTGGCTGAGCGGAGGGCAAGCCGTGGCTGATCGAATCGCCGTAAACAGCGCCGCGCGCCTGTCCGAGGCGATCACCCGCCTGACCGCGATGTACCGCGAGAAAAAGTACGTCGTGGTTTCCCTTCGCCCCGGGAAGGACAGAACACTGGACCAGAACGCCCTATGGTTCGCGCTCTACCAGCGAATTGCCCAGATGACCGGAATGGATGACGTAGAGGACGCTCGCCGGTACTGCAAGCTCCATTTCGGTGTGCCGATCATGCGAGCAGCCGATGCCGATTTCCGCGATGGCTGGAACCGCCTGTTCTTGAACCTGGACTACGAAACCAAGATCCGCCTGATGGGCGCCTGCGCCATGTTCGGACCGGATGGCTTCCCCGTGACCAGGCTCTTCAACCGAGCCCAGGGCATCGCCTACACCGATGCCATCGTTGCTGAGTTCTCGGAGAAGGGTGTTTTCTTCAACGATCTGCTTAGCGAGGACGCAGCATGAGCGATGGAATTGGAATCACTACCACAACCAACGTTTTCCTGTCTGTGGACAAGATCGTCAATGAAATGGATGCAGAGGACATCGCATCGTTTTGCAGCGCTGTAGCGCTTCGGCTTGATCAGGATTTCGCGGGGCGCGCTGATGCAGCAAGCCACTTCGCAAGCGGCCTGAGCGAATTTGGATGCCGCTTCTTGGCCGAGGCTGTGACGAGCTTCTACATGCGGCAGAAGGATCTGGAGGCATGAGCATTGAGCGAAAGGACACTTCGCGGGGCTTTGGCCGGTACCAGTTCACGGACCGCTATGGCGTTCCCTGCTCGCTGCAGAAGAGCAGCCTCGCGCTCGAGGATGCCATCTGGTTCGGCGTGGATGATGCGCAGCCTCAGGTGATGGCTCGCGAAGCTGGGCTGATAGGCGTGCGCACTCGGGAGTCCACTGGGTGGGTGACATTCCCGATTCCTGAGCAGGTTTCGCTGCATACCCGCATGCATTTGACCCGGGAGCAGGTTCAGGAGTTGCTGCCGATCCTGCAACATTTCGCCGAGACTGGGGAGCTTCCGGAATGACCTTATCCGCCAGCCAGCCCAAGCCCCGAACTTGCCAGAACGCAGAGTGCGGCGCCAAGTTCGTGCCGATGCGCCTTGGGCAGAAAGTCTGCTCCCCAGCCTGCGCCCTGGCCATTAAGGACAAGCACGCCAAGCCGGCGAGGAAGGCTATCGCCGACCGCAACCGCCGGGAGATCAAGGCGCGTAAGGAGAAGCTGAAGAATCACAGCGATTTCGTGAAGGATGCCGAGAAGGCGGTTCGTGACTACCGGCGAACCTACGAACTTTCCATCGGCAGCGGCTGCATAAGCTGCGGCAAGTCTCAGGCCGAGGTACTGGCCGAACAAGGCTGGAAGACTGGAGGTGCATTCGACGCAGGGCATTTTCTCGGAAAGGGGGCAAGGCCCGAGCACCGCCTGGAGCCATCCAACATATGGCTTCAATGCAAGGCCTGTAACGCGGGCTCAAGCAAGTACGCCAGGAAGGGGCTTACCGTTTCCCAGGGCTTCCGTGAGGGCTTGATCGAACGCATCGGCCTGGAAGCTGTAGAGGCTCTGGAAACCGATCACCGTCCCCGCAAGTACACCAACGACGAACTGAAGGCGATCACCGCCGAGTACCGCGCCAAGCTGCGCGAACTGAAAAAGAGGACTGCCTGATGAAAACCACCATCTCGATCATCATCAGCATGACGCTGAGTCTTTCCCTGCTGTCCGGCATCGGCCAGCTATCGCAGTTCGCCTTCTACGTCTGCGTAATCATGAACGCTCTTGCCTGGATCGGGATGCTCCTCGGCATGGTCAAGGACGAGGTCAGTGCGCGCATCCGCCGGACCTTCTGGATTCAGCTCCTGCCATCCATCTTCTACGTCTATGCCCTTATCTTCAGCGGGCATCCAATGCTAGGCGCCTCCGCCTTCATGGTGCAGTTCCTGATCGTCGCCACCGCCTTCCGCAAGGAGGAAAAGCCGGCATGACGCTAGCCGAATACATCGCCCAGCAATGGGAAATCCTTCGTGAATATGGGCTGATTAAGGGGGAAGGGAAATGAATCTGAACAGTGCACGTATCGCCTGGCACGATGCGTTCTATACCCCTTGGAACAGCGGCATGACTGAGGCGGCAGAGCGAGCTGCTCTTGGAATTGTCGAAGCTGGCGGATATGTCCGGCGCCGTATCACCGAGATCGATGATGATGGGGAGGCTGTCTCCTACAGCCAGCACACCTTCGTGCCAGGAATCCACCAGACCAGAACTGAGCGCGACATTAGCACTCCTCGGGCTGTTCATCAGGCGCTCGCCGGCGTGATTCAAAAGGCGATCGATACCCTCCCGGCGCATCTGAAGGTGTTCGGCAATCACATGTACAGCCCGATGGCTGGCGAAGACGACAAAGAGGCTGCGGAAGAGATCGTGTTCAGGGTGGCGTACGACACTGGCCCAAGGATGTACACGAAGAAATTCGAGAAGGCGCGCTATGTCGCTGCGGGAGTCTTGTTCCGGTACCGTCGCATGCATCAGGGCGGGCAGAGCGAAGGTGTTGATCCTTGCCCAAGCCCTGAGTCGTTCCGCGCATGGCTGCTCCAGATTCACGGACTTGAGCTGTCGTCAGAGCAATGGACCAGGGAGTGGGAGGGATTCATTCAGTCCTGTTTTGATGCCTGCAATGACCTCGACAAGGCAGCGCTTGTGCCTGTCTCCTCAGCGATAAAAATGATGAAAAATGCTGCTTGACGACAAATGTCCGGATGAGGCAGACTTATCTCCATCGTGACAAATTCGCCTCTGGCGAAAGTGATCACCGAAGCCCTGGCAAATGCCGGGGCTTTTCGTTTCCGGGGTATGGATGAATCTCGAGCATCGCATAAGACGCTGGCTTCTTCAGGCTGGGCGACGTGGCAAGCCGATCCACGCAATTCTCATCCACCCCGACGATATCCAATCTGCAAGAAATATCTGCCGGTTCGTGCCAGTGAAGGTGCTCGGCATTGAAGTACGCCGGTATGGCGCAACAGGGAGCGCTGCTGATTTGTAATCAGAGGGTTGCGGGTTCGACTCCTGCTGCCGGCACCACACTACAAGGCCCAGGCAATGACCTGGGCTTTTCTGCATCTGGAGTACGTGAATATGGCCGAGCCGAGTGGTGCGGTAGCAGTCGCCGGCTTGGTCGGTATTGGTGCGTCTGCGTTGATCCCTGGCATTGATGCCAATGCAGTGATCGGTGCTTTTGCTGGGGCGATCTTCTTCGTGGTGTACGCCAAGGACATTTCGGCCTGGGCGCGCCTCGGTTACTTCGTCGTGTCCTGGATCGTTGGCTACTACGTCGCCGGCGAAGTCATCGGGCGAGAATGGGCCAGAACATCGGGCCTGGTCGCGTGTGGCGGGGCATTGTTCTGCGTCGCAGTGGGCACCAGCTTGCTGGAGTGGGTGCAGGGGGGGAAGACGCCTGGTTGGCTCCGCTTCATAGCGGACCGCTTTGGAGGTCGTAATGGTTGACCCTTGGACTCTGGTGGCTGCGATGATCTGCGGCGCTATCTGCATGAGGCTGGCGACATACCGCCGGCAAGGCGCGAGGTATCGCCGGGGCGTTTCCTGGCTCGCCTACCTTCTGTGCGTAGGCAGTGGATGCTTCGCCCTGAGCGTGATGCTCGATGCGCTCCACGGCTACAGGCTGAACCCTGTCTCTCCCTGGCTGACCCTGGTCCTGGCGATCCTGCTCGGTCTTGTGTGTCGTGCGCGGGGGAATCTGGCCCACATTCTGAGGGTGTACTGATGGATGCTCCGCTTCTACTGAAGAACACAGGCACGAGCCTGATCTTGTGTGACGCCAACGGGAAACCGCTTCCTGGTCAGCTTTCCTTGAGCATCAGCAACGACGGTCTCGTGCCAGCGGTCACGGTCACGTTCGCACTCGACAATGAGCGTGTGAGGCTTTGCGGGGAAGGAGTGGAGTCGAAAGAGCCGTGTATCGAGCCGTTTAGCTGGGACCTGGTGGCCGGCACACGCGGGAAAGGACAAATCTGATGGCCGAATGCACCTTCTGCAACAAGACGCGCGAATGGGCGAAGAAGTGGGCGCGGGTTGCCGTAGAGCGGGCGGCCTCTGCTATGGCCAGTAACCCAAAGCGACCGGAGGTGCGTGATGACTGATACCGGCGAAGAGGCTCGAGTCATCCTACGCAACCTGCTCGAAGAACAGCGAAAGACCAACCAACTGTTGCATCTGCTGATCCAGGCCCTCGCCGAGGATGGTGATGATCCTGAAGCCGTGCCCACCAGCTACCTGAGTGGAGAGCCGATCTGATGTCGGCATTTATGGGATCCGCCAGGGAGACCCAGATAGCTTCTGTCCGGGTGCGCCGCGGCTGGTTTGGCAAGCTGGTTGTCCAGGTTCGCTACAAGATCGAGCGGCCCGAAAGCCCGCTCCCTGGACGGGAGTTGATCTACCACGTATGCGGGCTATCCCGTTGGCGAGATGCCAACGCAAATGATTTCGCCGAAGCCCTGATGGTCGCGAAGCTCATCGGGATGTCTGATGAAGGAAAGCCGACATGAAGAACCGTCCAATTCCTGCTGGCGTCGAGATCAACCCCGGTCGTGCCTGGACCCCCGATGACGTAACCGGATACAGCGAAGAAGTAGAGAGCGCGATAAAGATTCTGGAACCCCTACTGCGATCTGGCCTCCTGGCTCTCCATCCTGATGAATGGCAAGGCGGCAAGGTCTCATTCCTCAGGCCAGCACAAGCCAGGCTTCAAGGGTGGACTCCGCCGAGTCAGGAACGCCTCAATGCCTGACCTCCCTCAGCGTCACACCAAGCCAAAGGCCAAGGGAGTGACCAAGCACGAGGTAGAGGACAAAGCATGGGGGAATGGGCGTGGTGGCAGGCCGTGGCGCCGCAAGCGTGATCGCATCCTCAAGCGAGATGGCTACATGTGCCAGTGCTCAGAGTGCAAGGGAGTGAAGAGGATCGCCACAGAGGTGGACCACATCATCCCGCTGAGCCAGGGCGGCACAGACGATGACGCCAACCTGATGGCTATTGCTGGCTACCCATGTCATGCGAGGAAGACGGCAAGGGAGTCGGCGGCATCTAGGAAATAGTCGGGTTCTCTCAGCGCGCGGACACGACGATATCGAGATATTTACGAATGAAGGCAGTGGTTTTCACTGGTTTCGTGCGTTTTTACCGAAAAATCGAGTTTAATGAGAAAAATTCTCATTTATAGGGGTGGGGCGGGTCAAAACCTTAGAACTTTTCGTTAGGACACCGCGCCCCCAACTCTTTTCTCATTTCCACAGAATTTAGGTTTCAAGATGGCACGACACAAACAGCCAGATGTCGTCGCCAAGTTCAAAGGCGCCGACAAGAAAAACCCCCAGCGCTACCGGCAGGAGCCGGCAAAGGGCGAGGGGGATGTCGGAGAAGCGCCCATCCATCTGCAAGGCCCTGCTCGTCTCGCATGGAAAGAGTTGTGCGCTCAGTCGATCAAGGGCGTTCTGACGGGATCGGACCGGATCATCCTGGAAGTGACGGCCAACCTGCTCGCTGAATACCGTGCCAACCCGACAGAGTTCGCGGTTGGCAAGTACACCCATCTGATCGGAAACCTGGCCCGGCTTGGACTAACGCCGTCCGACCGCCAGAAGTTCGGCCTGGAAAAGCCGAAGGAGAAGGACGAGTTCGAGGATTTCTGAGATGACCCCCAGCGACATTGCGCGACAGTACGCTAGCGATGTCGTGGGTGGGGCTATCGTTGCGTGCCGGTATGTGAAGCTTGCATGCCAGCGCTTCCTGAATGACTTGGACCGCCAGGGCGATGACGATTGGCCATACGTTTTCGATGAGGCCAAGGCAGATCGTGCTGTCAAGTTCATGCAGCTCATGCCTCACACCAAAGGCAAATGGAGCGCTTCGAAGTCGAAGCTAGTGTTCGAGCCTTGGCAGGTATTCATCGAGGCCAACATCTTCGGCTGGGTGAAGAAGGACACCGGCAAGCGCAGGTTCCGCGAGGCCTACGAAGAGATTCCCAGGAAGAACGGGAAGTCGGCCCGTCTTGCCGCACGAGGCATTTACCTATTCGCCGCAGATGGCGAGTCGGGGGCCGAGGTTTACTCCGGCGCTACCACCGAGAAGCAGGCATTCGAGGTATTTCGCCCGGCCTGGATGATGGCGCACAAGCTGGAGAATCTGCGCAACCGGTTCGGCATCGAGCTTTCTGGAAACCAGAAGAACCCTGGTCCCATGTTCGTCATGGAGGACATGTCGAAGTTCGAGACGGTGATCGGAAACCCCGGGGATGGAGCCAGCCCCCATGCGGCTCTGGTGGACGAGTACCACGAACACGACACAGACGCCTTGGTGGATACCATGCAGACAGGCATGGGCGCCCGCGAACAACCGCTGCTGTCGATCATCACGACCGCAGGCTCGAACCTCGGCGGTCCGTGCTACGAGAAGCGCCGCGATGTAATCCGGATTCTCGAAGGGCAGACGGTCGATGAGACGATTTTTGGCATCATCTACACCGTCGACGAGGAAGATGCCTGGGACGACCCGGCCAGCCTGATCAAGGCTAATCCGAACTACGGAGTGTCGGTATTCCCTGACTTCCTCCTGGCCCAGCTCCAGCAGGCCAAGCGTTCGGCGTCGAAGCAGAACGCCTTCCGCACCAAGCACCTGAACCAATGGGTGGGGGCCAGGACGGTCTGGATGAACATGCTGGCCTGGCAGCGGCAGAAGCGCGACTTCACGATTGCGGACATGGCCGGCTGCCGCTGCTGGATGGCTTTGGACTTGGCTAGCAAGAAAGACGTGGCCGCCCTGGTAATGCTGTTCGAGAAAGCTGGACAGTTCTACTGCATTCCCCGCTTCTACGCTCCAGAGGCTGCCGCCGAGGAAAACGAGAAGTATCAGAACTTCGCGCTCGAGGGCCATCTGGCCCTGACGCCAGGGAGCATGACGGACTACGCATTCATCGAGGCAGACATCCTTGATCTGGCAAAACAGGTCGACCTGCAAGATGTTGCCTTCGACGACTGGCAGGCCAACTACCTGATTACCCGACTCTCCAACACATCCATCCCGGTCGTGGACTTCAACCAGACGGTGAAGAACATGAGCGACCCGATGAAGGAGGTGGAGGCGAGGGTAATAGCGCGGACGCTCTGGCATGACGGGAACCCAGTCATGGCCTGGATGATGGGCAACGTGGCGGCAAAGATCGACGCCAAGGAAAACATCTACCCGCGCAAGGAAAACGACAACGACCCCAACTGCAAGATCGATGGTCCAGTGACCTTGATCATGGCTATGGGGCGCGCCCTGGTTGCCGGCGTTGATGACGGCGACGACTTCATGAATGCCATACGGAATCCCATCATCGCATGAACATCGCAACTGGCCTCTACCTCTTCTTCGGCGTCCTTGGTCTGGCTCTTTTCGTAGCCGGAACCTTCGTGCTGCTGGGGCTCGGCTGGGCGCTCATTTCCGGTGCAGCGTCAGCATTCGCTATCGCGGCGTTCATTCGCAAGGGGCTGACCAGTGAGTAAGAGTCTCGGAAAAGTCCTGAGCAGTGCTACGTCTGCGCCCAGGGCTTCATTGTTCGGTTGGGGAGATAAGACCATCCGCCTGACAGATGGCGCGTTCTGGTCGCAGTTCTTGGGGCGAGAGTCCTCGAGCGGGAAGAAGGTCACTGTCGACAAGGCAATGAAGCTGTCCGCGGTATGGGCTTGCGTTCGCTTGATCTCTACTTCTGTCGCCGGGCTGCCGCTTGGAGTGTACGAGCGGAAAGCGGACGGGAGCAGAGTCGATGCTCGGTCGTTCCCGCTCTACGATGTTGTTCACAACAGCCCCAATGACGACATGACGGCCTTCCAGTTCTGGCAGGCCATGGTCGCATCGATGCTGCTTTGGGGGAACGCATACGCGGAGATTCGCCGCGCTGCGGGCAGACCGGCTGCGTTGGACTTCCTGCTTCCATCGAGGGTCGACCTGGAGTGTGATGACAACGGTCGGCTGAAGTACTTCTACACGCCAAAGAAGGGTGCCCGTAGAGAGATCGAGCGCACAAACATGCTGCACATCCCGGCGTTTACGCTGGATGGCAGAGTCGGTCTCTCTGCCATTCGGTATGGCGTCGATGTCTTCGGGTCGGTCATGTCGGCGGAGGATGCCGCCAACGGCACATTCAAGAACGGACTGCTCCCCACGGTCGCATTCAAGGTCGACCGCATTCTCCAGCCTGCGCAGAGGGAGGAGTTCAGGGAGTACGTGAAGTCCGTATCTGGCGCCATGAACGCTGGGAGGTCCCCTGTACTGGAGCAGGGGATCACTCCTGAGACTATCGGCATCAACCCGGTCGATGCTCAGTTGCTGGAGACGCGAGAGCATGGGGTGATCGAGATTTGCAGATGGTTCGGGGTTCCTCCCTGGATGATTGGCCAGACCGACAAGGGTAGCAACTGGGGTACCGGGCTTGAACAGCAGATGCTCGCGTTCCTGACATTCTCGATCAGTTCGATCACCAATCAGATTCAGCAGTGCGTCAACAAGCGGCTGCTAACTGCGCCCGAGCGGATTCGCTATTACGCCGAGTTCTCCCTTGAGGGATTCTTGAAAGCTGATAGCGCGGGTCGCGCTGCCTGGTACAGCACCATGGCGCAAAACGGATTCATGACTCGCAATGAAGGTCGCCGGAAAGAGAACCTACCAGAGCTTCCCGGCGGCGACGTCCTGACTGTGCAATCCAACCTTGTCCCCCTCGACCAACTCGGTCAATCCAATGAGAGCCAGGCGGTTCGCGCCGCACTCATGAACTGGCTCAGCCAGCCAGAACCACAGGAGTAACCCATGACTCTGCGAAATCTTCCGGCAGCGCCGGAGGCTCGCCCGCGCTCGGGCGTCCAGTGCGACCTGGCGCCAAAAGCGCTGGATGCATGGCGTCCTGAGCTTCGCGCCGCGTCCGGCGATAACCCCGACACCACCATCACCATCTACGAGCCCATCGGTTACGACTGGTGGACCGGCGAGGGCGTAACCGCGAAACGCATTGCCGGCGCGCTGCGCGCTATCGGCGGCGATGTCGATGTGACCGTGAATATCAATAGTCCGGGTGGCGACGTGTTCGAGGGGCTGGCCATCTACAACCTGCTGCGCGAGCACAAGGGCAAGGTCACGGTGAACATCATCGGATTGGCTGCCTCTGCTGCCTCCTTTATCGCCATGGCAGGGGATGAAATCCGCATTGGCCGCGCCGCCTTCCTGATGATCCACAACGCCTGGCTGATCGCCATGGGCAATCGGAACGACCTGCGTGAGATCGCCGACTGGCTGGAGCCATTCGACATGACGCTGGCTGACATTTACGCGCAGCGCACCGGCATCGATATCGACGACATCGTGAAGCAGATGGACGCCGAGAGCTGGATCGGCGGGCGCGAAGCCGTCGACAAGGGGTGGGCTGATGCCTTCCTGGAATCCGACGAGATCTCCAGTGCGCCGAGCAACCGCAGTGAAGCCATCTTGGCCAAACGCCGGATGGATGCCGCTCTGGCTCGCAGCGGCATGCCGCGAAGTCAGCGCAATGAACTCATCAACGACTTCAAGACCAGCATGCTTGGCGCTGCTGGCGGGGGTGGTGACACCCCGACCGATATGCCTAGCGCTGTCGCTCCTGACCTCTCCGCTGCACTACGGGCAGCACAAGACATCACTAAATTCCTCCAAGGAGAATCGCAATGAGCGACTTCGAGAAACAAATCGGCGAACTGAACGCCAGCCTCAAGCAGGTCGGCGATCAGATCAAATCCCAGGCCGAACAGGTCAACACCCAAATCGCCAACTTCGGCGAGATGAACAAGGAAACCCGCGCCAAGGTCGACGAACTGCTGACCGCTCAGGGCGAACTGCAAGCACGACTGAGCGCCGCGGAACAAGCCATGTTGGCCAACGAGAAGCGTGACGGCGGCGAGGAAGCACCGAAGACCGCCGGCCAAATGGTCGCAGAGAGCCTGAAAGAGCAGGGTGTTACCAGCTCCCTGCGCGGTTCGCATCGCGTATCCATGCCGCGCTCGGCCATCACCTCCATCGACAGCTCTGGTGGCGCCTTGGTTGCTCCTGATCGTCGCCCTGGTGTCGTTGCAGCTCCGCAGCGTCGGCTGACCATCCGCGACCTGGTTGCGCCGGGCACCACTGAATCGAACTCCGTCGAATACGTTCGCGAGACCGGTTTCGTCAACAATGCCGCTCCTGTTTCGGAAGGCACCCAGAAGCCGTACTCCGACCTCAACTTCGAGCTGGAAAACGCGCCGGTTCGCACCATCGCCCACCTGTTCAAGGCAAGTCGCCAGATCCTGGACGACGCATCGGCCTTGCAGAGCTACATCGATGCGCGCGCTCGTTACGGCCTGATGTTGGTCGAAGAAGGTCAACTGCTCTATGGAAACGGAACCGGTGCAAATCTGCACGGCATCATTCCGCAGGCGCAGGCCTACGCGCCGCCGAGCGGCGTAGTGGTGACTGCCGAACAGCGAATCGACCGCATCCGCCTGGCGATCCTTCAGGCGCAACTGGCCGAGTTCCCGGCCAGCGGTATCGTGCTCAACCCCATCGACTGGGCGCTGATCGAGCTGACCAAGGACGCCGAGAACCGCTACATCATCGGCAGCCCGCAGAACGGCACCACTCCGACCCTCTGGCGTCTGCCGGTGGTGGAAACCCAGGCCATCACTCAGGACGAGTTCCTGACCGGAGCGTTCTCGCTCGGCGCCCAGATCTTCGACCGCATGGATATCGAGGTTCTGGTCTCCACCGAGAACGACAAGGACTTCGAGAACAACATGGTCACGATCCGCGCTGAGGAGCGGCTGGCCTTCGCGGTCTATCGGCCGGAGGCTTTTGTCACTGGTTCGCTGACCGCCAGCTGACTGTAAGGGGCCGGTCTCCCGGCCCCTCTTTCTTTGAGGTGATTATGTCTGACGTAATGATCAAGCCTGTTCGTTCCTACCTGGATGGCGGTCGTGTAAGAAAGGCTGGGGGTGATGCATACCTCGCATCCGAGCACCTGGCTCGCCAGTTGGTGGCGCGTGGACTTTGCCAGATTGTGGAATCAGAGATCCCAAAGCCTGTGGCTGGCGAGTCGCCGTCTGCATCGCAAGTGGCCCCAGCCTCACAGCAGAAGACTGCGAACGAGTCCGAGAGTGGCGGAACTCCTCGCCGCAGAGGGCGGCCATCTGCACGAACACAACGTTCCGACTGACCCCCTGGGCTGATGCACTGTGGGCAATGGATAGGGCCTGGTGGGAGAGATACGTCGCAGAGGCCAAAGCAAACTTCTGTGGCGAGCTTCTGACACTCAGCGCCAATCCCTTCGGAATCAAGACGGCGCGCATCGAGCACTACAGGAACTCAGGCGGCGGCGCAGTTTCCTTGGCCATCGCCAGGGGTGCTAAACGCATCATCCTGCTGGGCTATGACATGCAGAAAACCAATGGTCAATCGCACTGGCACGGTGACCACCCGAAGGGGCTTGGGAGCGCCGGCAAGATCGCGGAATGGCCATCCGAGTTCGAGCGCCTGAAGCGCAACAACCCGACAATCGAGATCATCAATTGCAGTCGCGAAACAGCGCTGACCTGCTTCGCCCGACGCCCGCTGGAGGAAGTGCTGAATGAGCATGATCCCGCTTGATACAGCAAAGTCCTTCCTTGATGTGATCCACGACTGGGATGACGCCAAGCTCCAATTGCTGCTGGACGGGGCCGAAGACGAGGCCTGCCAATTCATGTGGCGCCAGTCTCTTGATGGCCTTTGCAATTGCGAAGAGAGCAGTGAGGTAGTCAGCAGCGAGCCAGGCATTCCGCCTAGCGTGGTCATCGGAGTGCTTCTTTTGCTTCAGGCCAGCTATCAGGCTGCTCCCGAAGAAATCGCAACGCTGCGCAAGGCGGCCGAAGTGAAGCTGATGCCGTACAGATGCGGCTTGGGGGTTTGAATGCTGGCCTACCGTATGCGCCACCGCATTCAGTTTCAGCGGCAGGTACAAACACAAGACCATGATACGGGAGAAATGGTGACGACCTGGGAGACCGTTCTGTTCTCCGGTCGCGCCGACCTGCCCGCCGAGGTTCTGACTGGCCCAGGTCGCGAGTTGATCGCTGCCGATGCTACGCAGGCGGAGACCACTGCCAGGATCAATTGTCGATGGTTCCCCGTTGAGCGGCTGGAACTCTACACCTGGCGGGTCATCTGGGATGGACGGGTCTACAACATCACCAGCGCGGAGACCGATGTCACAGCTCGGCGTGAATGGAGACTGCGCTGCTCTGATGGATTGACGGACGGACGCTAGGAGGTCACTTGTTCATCCGCGGAATGCTTGGCCTTGGTGACAATATCTACGCCCGCGCGTTCGTGAAGAAGCACCTTGGAGCCTATCTCGAAACGCCGTGGCCCCAGCTCTATGCAGACATCGATGTGAAATGCGTGCGTCCGAGCACGCAGCTCCGCACGCAAGCGAAGAACGTCCAGCGCCCGGCGCAGTGGCATAAGCCATTCGGTGGCGGCCAGCTCCGAATCGCCTACGGCCAGATGCCGATCATCCAGGGCTTGCGCCAAGCGTTCCGGTGCGAGCCCGGTGTGTTTGATTTGCCCCACTTCGGCCCGTCGCCGGTCGAGGGGCGCTACGTTCTCGTTCGTCCCGCGACGGTGCGCGCTGAGTGGCGTGCAGACACGCGCAACCCACTGCCTGAGTACATCGCCAGCGCTGCCTCAGAGATGCGCCGCAGGGGCTGGAAAGTGGTTTCCGTTGCGGACTTGGAGCCGGGCAAGGAATGGGCCATCGATCCACTCCCGCCGGCAGACATCCAGTTCCACAAGGGCGAACTGCCGGTTGAACAACTGCTGGCGCTGCTCCAGCACGCAGATGCCGTGATTGGCGGCATCGGCTGGATCGTTCCGGCCAGCATCGCCGCCAAGGTTCCGGCCTGGATCATCTGCGGCGGCCAGGGCGGATACAACTCGCCAGAACACATCACCGACAAGTGCATGGACCTGTCCCGCATCACCTTCGCGGTTCCTGACAGGTTCTGCCGCTGCACCATGAAGCAGCACAACTGCGACAAAAGGATCACCGATCATGACCAACGCTTTGCCGCCTGGGCTGACCGACTGCCTGCTCTGGTCTGAAGAGCTTGGCATGGGCTTCCACCCGCGCCCTCCGATGGACTACACGGGACCATATTTCGAGAAGTACCAGCTGCTTGATGCTACCCCGATGGGCGCTGCGCTGACCCAGACCCGTATTGATCTGGTGCGCCGTCACTTTGCCGGCCAGGTGGTAGACATCGGTATCGGAGGAGGCCGTTTCGTCACAGAGTCCGGCGCGATGGGCTTTGACGTGAATCCGGAAGCGGTGGCTTGGCTGAAGGAGCAGGAGCGCTACTACGACCCGTACCAGCACCACGCAGAAGCCGTGACCTGCTGGGACAGCCTGGAGCACATTCCCGAGCCGGAGAAGCTGCTCGACCATGTTGGCGAGTGGCTGTTTGTGTCGATGCCGATCTACAAGGATCAGGCTGACTGCCTGGCCTCCAAGCACTACAAGCCGGGGGAGCATTGCTGGTATTGGAGCCTCCAGGGCCTGGTTGCCTGGTGCGAGCGGCAGGGCTTCGAACTGGTGGAAATGAACGAGGCAGAATCCATCCTCGGCCGAGAAGGGATCACCAGCTTTGCGTTTCGGAGAGTCCATGGCTGATACCGTTGAGTTCAGCATGACCGGGATGGATGAGGTCATCGAGAAGCTGAACCAAATGTCGCCGATGGTGAAGAAGAAAGGCGGCCGTCGTGCACTGGCAAGGGCAGCCTCAATAGTTCGCGCTCAGGCGCGTCAGAATGCGAGAGGGATCGACGATAAAACCACTCGCGAGATGATCGCTAAGAACATTGCGATGCAGTGGATGACCAGGATGAATCGCCAGACCGGCGATCTTGGCTATCGAATCGGAGTCCGCGGCGGCGCTCGGGATATGAGCGAGTACGGAGAACTCAGCGGGGAGGGTAGGAACAATCCCGGGGGCGATACCTGGTACTGGCGGCTGGTTGAGTTTGGCACAGAAAGAACGCGGGCGAAGCCGTTCATGCGGCCAGCGCTTGAGACCACCGTTCAGGAAGCGACGAATGCGTTTGCCATCGAGCTAGAAAAGCAAATAGACAAAATTCTGGAGGGGTGATGTACCCGCCAATCTTTAAGGTCTGCTCAAGTAGCCTCGCTGTTACCGCGATCCTTGGCGCGTCCCCGCTGAGAATGTATCAGTTTGGCCTGGCCCCCCAGCTCGTCGTCAAACCGTACGCAACATGGCAGACCATATCGGGATCGCCCGAGAACTACCTGTGGGGCCGACCTGACGCCGATGGGTTCACCATCCAAGTGGACATTTTTTCGGCTACTGCTGCGGAGGCTCGAGATGCCGCCAAGGCCATCAGGGATGCGATTGAGCTTTCAGCTTATGTAGTCCGCTGGGGAGGGGAGTCTGTTGACCCTGATACCAAGACCTACCGAGTCAGCTTTGACGTCGACTGGATAGTCCAGCGATAGACCAACCAATACCGACCAACCCGCCTTGAGCGGGTTTTTTTGTGCTTCAAGAAACCCGCCACAGGAGAAACACAATGGCAATTTTGGCTCAAGGAACCCAGATCTATGCCCTGGTTCCGTCCAGAGATTCTAGCGGCAGCCCGACTGGTGATTACGAAGTAATCGAGGTCGAGTGCGCAACCGCGTTCAACCCCGGCGGCAACCCCGCCGACCAGATCGAAACCACATGCCTCAGTGAAACTGTTCGGCGCTACCTGCGCGGACTGCGCACGCCGGGACAGGCTTCGCTGACCCTCAACGCTGACCCGCGCAACAGCTCCCATATCCGCCTCTACCAATTGTCCGAGTCTGACGACCAGATCGACCAGGACATCGCTTTTGCGGTTGGCTGGTCTGACGGAATCGGCATTGCACCCACCGAGGCTCAGGACAGCAACGGCGAGTGGGATTTCGTTCTGCCACCGACGCGCACTTGGTTCGTCTTCCGCGGCTATGTGAGCGACTTCCCGTTCGATTTCGCAGCCAACGCTGTGGTGACCTCTACCGCAACCATTCAGCGCTCCGGCGGTTCCGCCTGGATTCGCAAAACCGCTTAAGGAGTGGTCATGCATCTGTCGATAGATTCCCTTAAAGAAGCTGGCGCCTTCACTGGCGCCCCCATCGAAAAAGAGATCACCTGGAAGCAGGGCGATAAGGAACTGACTGCAACCGTGTACGTCCGGCCCCTGTCGTACAGCGCCGCTGTGTCTGACCTTCTGGCCATGAATGGCAAGGTTGATGGCCTAGCGGGTCGGATTGCTGCGTCAATCGTGGATGAAAAGGGTAAGCCGGTATTCACGCCGGCAGATATCACCGGCGAGGCCGACCCCGATCGCGGCGCGCTGGATGGGAATCTGACCATCGCCCTGCTCACCGTTATCGCCGAGGTGAACAACCTGGGAAAGACGACCAGCTCAGCGAACTAGATGAGGTGTGGCATGAGCTGGTGATGTGCGGGATTGGCGGCAGAACCATCGCAGAAGCTAAGTCCCGCCTCAGCTATCGGGAGTTCCTGAGCTGGTGCAAGTTCCGCAGCAAGCGCGGGAGTCTCCATATCGGCATGAGGGTAGAGCGTGGATCGGCATTGCTCGCCGCGCTCTACGCCAATACGCATAGCAAGGAGGCGTACAAGCTGTACGACTTCATGCCGCATGAAGAAGAGCCCGTAATCAGCCTAGATCAGGCCCTTGAGACCTGGGCCTAGTCCTTCGTTCTGCCCGGATCATTCCGGGCTTTTTCATTGGAGCCCGTAATGGCATCACGCAGCCTAGGGACGCTTACTCTCGATCTCATCGCCAAGGTTGGCGGCTTCGTGGCCGGCATGGATGCCGCCGAGCGCCGCTCGGAAAAGTGGCGCAAAGAGGTCGAGAAAAATGCGGCAAAGGTGGGGGCTGCAATTGGCGCTGCCACTGCGGCAGGTATTACCGCGCTTGCCGCTCTAACTGTCTCCACCGTCCGCAATGCCAATGAAATCGCAAACCTTGCCAGCGTTGCCAATGCGAGCACGACTGAGTTTCAGAAGTATGCGGCCGGCGCAAAGCTGGTTGGCATTGAGCAAGAGAAGCTTGCTGACATCTTCAAGGATGTGAACGATAAGGTAGGCGACTTCCTCAATACCGGCGGTGGCGCGCTTGCTGACTTTTTCGAGAACGTAGCGCCGAAAATTGGCGTGACCGCAGACCAGTTTCGGAATCTGAGCGGCCCCCAGGCACTTGGCCTGTACGTCTCAAGCCTGGAAAAGGCCAAGGTCAGCCAGTCGGACATGACCTTCTATCTTGAAGCTATTGCGAGCGATGCGACTGCGTTGCTCCCATTGCTTCGCAATAACGCTGAGGGATTCAAGACCTTTGGTGACGCTGCCCAGGCCGCTGGTGCGATTCTCGACGAGAAGACGATTAAGTCGGCTAGCGAACTTCAGGCGGCCACTTGGCTTGTAGAACAGAGCACCACGGGACTCAAGAACCAACTTACGTCTGCGCTGATTCCCGTGCTGAGCGACTTCGCCACGAAGCTACTCGATGTTTCAAAGGATGGGACATCGATGGTCGCCGTTGGGGAGTTTCTTGTCACCACGCTGAAGCTCGTTGCCGGAGCGGCGGTAGCCACTGTTGGAGCCTTCCAGCTTGTAGGCAAGTCGATTGCTGGTGCTGCGGCAGTAGCCTCTTCTGCGTTTGAGGGGATTACATGGCTTGAGATCGCCTCTGGGCCGGCTGGGTGGGCGAAGAGATTCGTTCAGAATCTGGACGGAGTGAAAGCAAGCACTTCGGTTTTTGCCGAAGACATGGTCGGCTCCGGCAAGAAGATCGTCGAAGTTCTGGAGTTCATTGGTAACGCCGGCACTGGTGATGTTAATGGCCGAGTCAAAGAGCTAGCCAAGCTCCTCGATGATCTTAGGAAAAAGAACAAGACCGGGACGTTCGAGGCACTGGGGAAAGAAGCCCAGGCTGCTGCCAAGAAGCTGCAAAGCGCCTACGAAACGGTTGAGCAGTCGTATCAGCGACAGATAGCGCTGATCAACACGGAAGTCGACAAGCGCAAGGATGCCACCGAGGTGGCAAAGCTTCAGTTCGAAATCGAGTCGGGCAAGCTGGTTGGAATCAATGCCGAGCAGCAGAAACGCCTGAATGGCTTGGCAGAAGAGCTTGACCGCCTGAAGCAGCTAAAGCAGGCGAACGAGGATGCGGCAAAGGCTCAGGCTTTCCGTGCAACGCTCAATGAATCGAACGCAACTGCTCGGGCAGGATTTGCGATTGAACTGGCCGGATCTGGCAGCGGCGACAAGCTGAGGGAGCGACTGCGCGCAGACCTGGAGATCCAGCAGGACTACAACAAACAGCTTGCCGATCTACAGAAGCAGTTCAACAGCGCAGAAATCAGTAAGGAACTCTACGACCAAGAAACTGACCTCCTGCGCCAGGCTCTGGCCGAGCGTCTGGAAATCCAGCATGAGTACTACGCGGCTCAGGATGAGGCTCAGAGCAACTGGCTGGATGGCGTCACGTCTGCCTGGGAGAACTACCGCGACACGGCCACGGATTATCAACAGCAGGCTGCCGATTTCACCACGCAGACGCTGGACGGTCTCACCTCCGCTGTAGGAGACGGCATCGCGTCGATGATCATGGACGGCGAAAGTCTTGCCGATGTTTTCAAGAACATCGCGCAGACGATGGCCACGAGCATCATCAACGCGCTTGCGCAGATGGCAGCCCAGTGGCTGGTCTATCAGGCGGTCCAATTGGTGACAGGCAAAGCTGCTCAGGCTAGCGCAGCATCCACTCTTGTCGCCAACGCGCAGGCTACCGCCTTCCAGGCTCAACTAGCGGCGTTTGCTAGCACCGCTGCAATCCCAATCGTTGGTCCAGTGCTGGCCCCGGCCGCTGCGGCTTCTGCTGCTATTGCTACTGCCCCAATGGTTGCCGGAGTTGCTGCGTCCGCCCTTGCTGGCATGGCTCACGATGGCATTGATGCTGTTCCGGAAACCGGCACATGGTTACTCCAGAAGGGCGAGCGGGTGACGACGGCAGAGACGAGCGCAAAGCTCGATAGGACGCTTGATGACGTTCGGTCAAACCAGGGCCAGGGCGGGAATACCACCGTCAACATCGTGGAGAACAAAGCCCGTGCAGGCCAGGTGGAGCGCCGGAGAGATGGGCGACAGGAGTTCCTGGAAGTGTTCGTGGCTGACATCAATGGCGACGGCCCGGCATCACGGGCGATTGCCCAGGCATTCGGAATTCGCAGGAGCGGGACATGAAGCAGTACCCCAATATCTGCCCGCCGCAGCGGGAGGGCTATGGGCTTACCCCTGTTAGCCCTCTAATCCGCACGGAGATGCAGACGGGGAGGGCGAGGCAGAGGCGTCACTTCACCGCTACTCCAACTATGGCAAGCGTCAGGTGGAGGCTCAGCGACAGCGAGGCAATGCTGTTTGAGGCATGGTTTCGTGATGTTCTAGTGGATGGTTACCACTGGTTCGAATGCCCGCTAAAGACGCCGGAGACTCCTGATGGTTTGCGTGCGTATGCCGCCAGATTCACCGACATCTATGACGGTCCAAAGCTGGTCAGCGGCAGTATCTCGCTCTGGGATTTCACCGCCACACTGGAGTTGCGTGAGCGCCCCGTCATCGATGCTGGGTGGGCCGAGATTCTGCCCGAGTACATCCTCCTCGCGGATATCTTCGACATCGCAATGAACAGGGAGTGGCCGCGGCATGGCGACGGCTCTTGAGCGGTTCTATGCATCGGATGGGCCGGATCTTCCGATTGCAACGATCGAAATTACTCGGCCCTCCAGGCCCGATCCGATCCTCATCTGTCAGGGGTTCAAAGACCTGACCTGCATGACAGAAGACGGACGGCTACTGACATTCATCGCTGG